TAGCTTGATCTCGTGATAGGTAGACGCGCTTACCAATGGCGGTGACTTCTTTCCAGTTGCGCGCCCTGACCGGGAAGGTGAAGAAGTCGCACCACTCAATGAAGTCAATTGGGGTGGATTCACGGATGATGCGGTCGCCGGTCGAGCTAAGTTTTTCTTCCTCAGGGGTTTTTTCCTCGGTTTCTTCACCTTCGGGCTCTTTGTCACCGGTCTCTTGCTTGACTTCTTCATGATTAAGCAGACGCGGCCTGACGCGCCCTCCAGGGGTTGGGATCTGCGTTTCCTGCTCAGTAGGTGGGGTGTAGCGCCCCGGCAATTCACCTTGCGTGTCGCGCATGTCAGTCTGAGAATCGGGGGGCAAAGAAACGCCCTCCTCAATCTCAGGCTCATAGCGCACCCAAACCGTACCCCGGCCTGGAAGCAGGTAGTCAGTAACCGCCGCACTCAGGGCTTCAGTAAAGCCGCAGATTTCTATCTCGTTTCTCAGGGCGCGTTCAAGAATTTGCGCTGCGGCACGGCCAGTAGGGTCAGGGTCCTTGAAGCGCCGTTCGGCAACCGGCAGCGGTGTCTTGCCGTACAGGGCCGGTTTCAGGATCTCAACATTGGCCCACAAGGCGTTGTAGCGGCGCTGTCCTTCTTCGTCAGTGCGGTTGCGCTCGTCCCGGTAGCGTTTGATGATGGTTTCACCACGTTTTATCCAGTTCTTGTGCTGGCTGTTGTCCCTGACATAGTTGACCTGATCCAGCCAAAACTTGGCCAGGCGTCGGCTTTCTTCGCCGCCCTCAGGACCAGCCAGTTCGTCCAATTCAACAGCCATCAATGTATCCTAGAAACGTGGTATTTCCCACGTCGTTCGTTGGCTTCAAACAAGTCAGTCAGGGTGACAGTGCAAGTCAGCGGGTCGGTTGAGAGGATCTTTGGTTTCTCAGGCTCAGCAGGAAGCGCCCTGCCTGAAACCATCTTGTCCAAGACCTGACCAATCAGGCCAATAGCATCAACCTGATCGTCGTACTTGCCTGCCGGAAACGACATCAGTTCACGCCTGAATTCCGGGTACCAAGGGGCGTGAATGGGCACATACAAGCCATCCATGGACATCCTGCCTCTGATGGACTGCGCCCGTATCGCCTTGTCTGCACGGGTAGGGAACATGGCACGGACCACATATAAACGCCGTTCCCTCAGGCGCTTGGTCAGGAACGGCCCGACTCCTGACTTGATCTGCCCAGTTTCTTCCGCCCACCCTAGGGGCCGCCATTGCTCAACCAAGTTGCACAGGGCCTCAATCCATTTATCTGAAGTTGCTTGTTGACGCCACAGATCAAGAAGAAACACACGGTTCAGGGAGTCAAGCCCAACAACAACATGCACAGTGTAATCACCGCCTTCGCTGGTCACGGCGTAGTCGCTGGCCCCGTAGATGTGCATTTCCTCACGTTTAGGTACGGTCACCCCGCTGGGAGGATCACTGAGCCTGGAGTAAGGACGTAACCACTCGGCATCGAAGTAGTTGCCAGTATCAGGGGCTGGCCGCTGCTGGAAGAGTGCTGACCAGCTGCGGGCGTTACGACGAAACGGAGCAAAGTGCTGTTCGGTAAACCACTCTGGCCACAAGATTTCACCGGGCTTGCGGTGGAGTGGGTCATCATCGCGTTCAGCCACTGCGGGTAGACACACAATGTACCAATCATTGCCATCTTGTCCCTTGATCATGCCGGATTCGCCGTTGTAGTCAGTTGGCAAGATGCGTCCAGCCGGGTCGTCCTCATGCCAGCGGGTGATGATGCCAACTTCCCAGGTAGTAGGCTTGCGGCGGGTTTGCAGGTCGTCCATATAGGCGTTCCAAACCTTATCCCGCTGCACCTTGCTGTCTGCCGCCTCACGGCCCTTGATCAAATCGTCCCAGACAATGCCGTCAACACGGTTGCCGGTGATGCCGGTCAAGATACCGGCTGCCATCCACTCACTGCCATTGGTGAGCGCCCATTCGTCAACAGCTGAAGACTGGTCACTCAGTGTAGTGTCAAAGATTCGCCGGTATATTGGCTGAGTGACGATTGAACGTGCACGGCGTCCAAATTTCTTCGGGAGATCAGAGGCGTAACTCGCAATAATGACGGATCGCTTGGGGAAACGTCCCAGAAAATGGGTTGGAAATACCACACTGGAGTAAATGCTCTTGCCGCTTCCAGGTGGCATAAGGCCCATAAGACGTGTAATTTCGCCATCCTCAATCTTTTGGAGGCACTCAAGCCACAACAAATGGTGAGCGCCAAACGCCTTTGTGTTCGGGATGAACTTCTGCTTTTCATCATCTTGGTCAATTGAGTGGGGTGCTGTCGGGATCTCGATCGAGCTTGCGTAGGTCAATAAGTGGTGTCTTGCCCTTAGGCGCTTTTGGCGCTCCTCCCGTAAGGCTGTCAATTCGCTTGAGAGCCGTGTCAATTCTGGTGTCAAGCTCTTTCTGGGAGATGTCTGTTGCTTTGCCATTGGCGTCTAAGTTCGCGTTGATGTTGGTTTGAGTGGCCTTGCCGTAGGCACGGTCCATGATCAGCATCGTGGCGGCGATTGCCGCTGTCTCATTGGGTGAGGTCTGTGCAATCTGTGCCATACGCTTCATGGCTGCCGCAGCATTCTTGCGGGCAATTTCTTGGATCTCACGCGCTTCCTTGGCCACGGTCTCAAGCAGCCTTAGGCGCTTGCGCTTGCGTGACTTGTTAGTTCCAGCATGCTTGAGCACGACCTTCTCTCCTTTACGCAATTGAGAACTGATATACCAACCTTTGTATAGCCCCTGCATGCGCTTCTTGTGCGCTTCTGGAGCCATATTCACGGCAAGAGACTGCTCTCTAGGTGGGCCAGCAGGGTTGCTGGCAACACGCCGCATTGCCTGGCCAGGCAGCGATACTTTTATTCTGGGTCGTATAAACAGCACCATTTTTTCGGCTCTATGTAACCTTTGACTTTCTCACAACTGTGTTCTGGTATAAAATGTTTGCAGGCACACTTTGGCCACCGTGGCGTCCAGCCACAGTGCGAACCTGAGTGGCCATCGCTGTAATCAACATCCTTTTTGTCCTGCTTGTCTTTGCCAACACCCATGGCTTTCTCCATCCTGGCAATAAGTGCCTTGTCAACAGGTGGAGCATAGTAGGGTTTCATGTCAAGATTAGCAGGTACCTTCTTCAGTTTTTCGTGTTCGTCAGCCTTGATGAACGGCTTGAGAACTTCGTTGTAGGGGACCCAGAGCATGCCTGCGGAAAGCACACCCCTGCGTTCGTAGCCATTGGCAGCCTGATGTGCGTGACCGTAATCCCAACCGCAGGCATCCATCACCGCCTTCTCAAACCGCTCGTGCATGGTGACAAACCGGGACGGGTCAAATGACTTCTTTTGCCCGTCATTTTCATAAGTCAGTTCTTCAGGCAGATGGCGATCTATGTAAATAGTTTCGCCATTTTCTGAGTAGCCACCAAGGTAGGGCAGGTCGTGGTCACGGTCTATGTCCTGAACACGCCAAAGGTTCTTTGTTACTTCGGGGTTCTTCAGCAGCCGGTCAATGGCCTGACTGCTTATACCGGCCCAATCAGGGTGAGCATGTCCACTGGACATTTTACTTGATCTTCGGTGGTTTGGGCGGGCCTATGCCAATGCGGTGCGCCCCCATTACCCCAGACAGCCGCAGCGGGCCTGCCATCTGCTTGCCCTTGTGCCCATAGCCATGCGGTCCCGGATGCTGCTTAGGCTGCCGCAGGACCGGCCCCAAGGCATGTGTGCGCCCAGGATGAGGAGGCACTATACCGGGCTTGAAGCCACCTGGGGTCTCAACTTTGCCCACAGGGTTTGTCCCAGCCACTTTCTTGGCCGGTACAGCAGGCTCAGAAGCGTAAAACGGCTTCTTACTTGCCACGGTGGCCAACTCGGTGCGCGCCCGAGTGCCCACTCATACGTAATGGACCTTTACGCTGAGTGATAGAGTGACCATACCCGTGGCTCAAATTTGCTGCTGGTGGTCTAAAGCTGTGAGCTACCCCGCCGAAGTTCTGCCCCACATGATGTTCGGCAATGTCAGTCCTACCAGCACCCAGGCTCTTGCCTGCAGGCTGGTGATGGTTGCCAGGTGCCGGACCCTTATCCTGCAGTTCACTGCCACCACGGTCAGCCGGACCGGTGTGTGCAACTTCGCCACCATGATGTCTACCCATGCTAGATCCTTTCGCTTCTCCGCCGTGATGTTCGCTTAACTCTGCTTGGTAACTCTGGTTGGGCCTATGCCCGGTAAACTCAGGGGCATTGCCAATAGATTTGCCGCGCGGCTGCTTGGCGTGGGCACCACCGTTGTATTCGCCGTAAGGCGGTTTTCCTTCCCGCTTGAAGCCGGGGTTGCCGGGGAAATGGCCGCTACGGTCATAGCCCTTGTCCTTTTTCTTGGACTGGCCGGACTCATTCATGGCAATAGCCACCGCCTGCTTCCGGTTTTTGACTACAGGCCCTGTCTTTGAGCCTGAATGCAGGTCACCTTCTTTGAATTTGTGCATCTCAGTATGCACAACATTCTGCTTCTGTGCTTTGGTTTTGGTTGGGCCAATAGGCATCTTAGCTCTCCTGTTCCTGAGAGTGGTGGTTACGGTTTCACTTAGACCAGGTACGGGCATGGCAAAAGGACCTATTTGAACGAAGCTATCACAGCTGTGTTATTTGTGGCGTTGGACCAAGAAGGAGCATATGTTACCGTTGTTGTAGCATTGACTATTTTATATGCTATATCGCCAAACCCAGCCGCAGCAGATGAAGGATCCAAACTGGTAAAGCCACTGCCTTCAGCAAATGATGTTAGAAAATTATCAGGAACAAAGGCCCCAATAACAATCTCTGAAGCAGTTGATAGTGCACCAGTAGACACTGAAACCCCCGCCGCATTACTGCTATTCGTTGCTGTTTTATCTGATCCCCCCGTATATCCAGGAGCCACCATCACACAAATAGCAAAACTTTGCCCCGAAGAGGTAGTAGCACTGAATGTCGTGCTGCCAGAAACAATAGGATTGGTAATAATGGCCCACCACAAGGAGCCGTTAGCTGACCCGGCTATCCCCGCCGATTCTATGGCCTTAGCATAAGTATTCCCTGCACTATCAGTTAGTGTAGAGATCGTCATTGGCACCGGGTGCGTACAAACAACAAGAGCCACAACGAGTATGCTCGCACCAACGCTGCGCACAACAGGGTGGGAATTGCCTCCTGAGGCAATCCCACGCTCAATATCATTTAGAACTAAGGCAGGCGACGTTGAAGCTGAACCAACGGCCAGTACTCTCCAATTCCCCTGTAACGATATAACATCTGCAGGGTAGATCCCCCCACCAGCAACAACCGTACTCCAAGTATTTACATCAGAATCCTGAATGCTCTGGATCAGCCCATCACAAGTAGTGGGGGCACACAAATCCCTAAAGAATACCGTATCCGGCGCGATCGTGCTCTGTCCTTGCGGGAATTGAAACACGCTGTTGCCGGGGAAGTTAGATCTCACTAAAGGAGCACCATCAGCAAAACTATTAGAAATGTCGATGGTTGAATAATTGTTTAGAATGCCCTTCACCCCAGCAACAGTAAAAGCATTTACGAAGTTTGCCTGTCTAAATTGAAACGCCCCACCAGTCAGTTTGATGAAGGCCCCAGAAAAGTTGGGATTATTCTGAAACGTAATTGTTGAATTGTCGAAGTCAGCAAGCATATAAGGCGCGCCGTTATCCTGCCAGATGAAGTACGCCATT